GGCGGAGGCGGCGTGGGCGGCGCCGGAGGCGGCGAGGACGGCGGCGGAGGCGGCGAGGACGGCGGCGGAGGCGGCGAGGACGGCGGCGGAGGTTGCGCCTTTAGACCTCGCGGCTTTGGCTGAGCAAGCAGTCAGCGGGGTGCTGGAGTGAGTGCGGCGAACGGGGTGGGCCGGCCGCCAAAACCGAAAAAGAGCGCGAGCGCTGCTGCGGCCGACGCGCTGGAGGCCTGGTCGGTGCAGTGCGAGATGAAGTCCCGCATCGATGCGTGCCTGGGCCTCATGCGCAAGATGCTGACGGTGCCTGACGGGGTGCTCGATGCAAATCCCTGGTTGCTGAACTGCAGGAACGGGACTGTCGACTTGCGCACGGGCGCGTTGCGTGCGCACCGGCGCGAGGATTACATCACGAAGCTGGTGGACCTGCCGTATGTCGTTGGGGCAAAGTCGGCGTTGTGGGAGCGCACGGTGGATGAGGTATACGGCGGCGACGCGGCGATGGTCGACTTCGCACAGCGCTGGTTCGGCTACTGCGCCACAGGGAGTGTGCGCGAGCAGTGCTTCGTCGTGCACTGGGGATCCGGGTCGAATGGCAAGAGCACGATTCTCGAGACAGTGTCGCGCGCCCTGGGTGAGTACGCCGGCACCGCGGCGCCGGGCCTGCTTAGTGGCGACCGCGGCGAGCGGCACCCCACGGAATTGGCGGACCTGCGTGGCCGGCGCATGGTGACGGCGCACGAGACACAGGAAGGCGAGCCGCTGCGCGAGGGGTTCGTTAAAAGCGTGACGGGTGGAGACCGCATCAAGGCACGGTACATGCGTGGCGACTTCTTTGAGTTCACGCCTACACACAAGCTCCAGCTGCTGACGAACCATCAACCCGTCGTGCGCGGGCAAGACGACGGCATCTGGCGGCGCATCCGGTTGCTGCCGTACCTGGGCAAGTGGGGCGATGCGGCGAAGCTTCGGGAGTGGGCGGCCGAGGGGGTGAAAGGGGCCCGGCTGAAGGATGAGAAGCTGCCGGAGAAGCTCGCGGCCGAGGAAGAGCTCGTGGGCGTGCTAGCGTGGGTTGTAGAGGGTGCACGACGCTGGTTTGAAAGCGGGCTGACCTTACCCGCGGCCGTCGTCGCGGCCGGCGCACAGTACAGGGCGGACTCCGACCGGTTGGGGCTGTTCGTGCACGAGTGTTGTAGCTTGGGCGCAACACTTCGTGAGCCGTTGGTCGGGGGGATGGGCGCGGGTCTCTATCCGGCGTACACGGGCTGGGCGAAAGAGGGAGGCATGCAACCCATTGCAAAGCGTAAGTTTCTGCATGAACTTAGACGCTTGGTGCCTACTTTCGAGACCAGTGAGGCAAAGGTCAGGGACGGGAGTTCGAGGCGGACGGTGTTGATGGTCCATGGAATTTCGCTGGCGTCGGATGACAATTCAAGCGCTACGGGTAGTGCTTGAAAGGGCAAGGTGTCCGGTGAGTCCGGCGAAAAACATGGATTTGGCTTTACCATCCCTAGAAAAAAATTATATTAATATAATTATCTCCTAGAGAGTCTATACGAAAACAGCGTTTTTGGCCGGACTCACCGGACAGGGCGGGCCCAAGACAGAATTAAGAGGTGACGCTGCGCGAGGGATGCCGTAAGAAACTACAGCCGCGAAAAGGATAAGTTAGCGAACGCTAACGGTCAGTCGAAATTCGGCGTTGTGGAGAAAAATGCAGTGTCGTCGACCGAAACCTGGCGGTGACTGTGGTGTCAACGCCACAAGCCAAACCAGGCTGCCAGACGGCGCAGGATTGACGCGCGGTGGACTTCAAGGGCACAGGCGCAGCTCGCGTCTTTGAACGCAGCATGCGAGCCGTGGAGGGTGCGGGGGTAGGTTCGAGTCGTTGGGGTCATTGGGGTTGCTCCGGTCAGAGAAACGAGACGATGCAGCCGGCAAGAGTTGAGCCGAAGATGACGGCGCAAGTCAACCACACTCGGCCAGCATCGGTCAGCGTGTAGGTGTGGCGAGTCGTCGGCAGAATTTCGGTGTCGGGGAAGTGCAGCATGGTGCTGGGCTTTTCAACGGAAAAAGATGTCGATGAGGGACAGGCACGCGGCGCCCCACGCGCCGAAGATGGCGACCCAGAGGGCGAGGATCAAAGTGCGGTAGAGCATGGCGTTACTCCGGTTGAGAGGATTCGGGTGTGGGGGTCAAATGTTGGGGAGCAAGAAGCACGCGAAGATGCGGCCAGGTTCGAACCCGTCGGCGCGGCATTGGCACAAAGCTTTGGCCATCGCTTCGTCGCGGGTCTGTGCGTTGATGGTGTAGTCGCGGCTCAAAGTGAATGCGCCGATGGCGCCATCGGGGCGTGCTTCGACGCGCAGCGCATAGCGACGCGGATTCGGAGCCCTATAGTTCGAGTACATGGGATGTGCCTTTCGGGGGTTGAATTCGGGCGTCAACGGTTCGGCGCATCGGTGGACTGAGTTACGCGCCATTCGCGCACCGCAGTCCAGCGCATGAAAAGGTTTTCGCCCGCAGAGAATGCCGCTTCGTGCGTGGCGTAGCGCAGCGCGTTGCTGCACCATTGGCCCGACGCGTCGGCTTGTACTTCAACCTTGAAGCTTTGATAGGGGGGCTGCAGCGTATCGTGAAGGGTGGGCATGGTGTTACCTTAGACAATTTGAAGTTGGAGAAAGCGTGACGCGGTCGCGCCGTGCACGATGATGGAAGGCGAGGCAGCGCGTGCGCGCAGCGAACCATCGCACGCGCCGCACTGCGCGCAGGTTTTGCGCTTGCCGGCTTCAGCGGATGCGGGGCACTCGAATTCACCTGCAGTCAACGCGTCGTCCCGGCGCCGCACGCGAAACGTGCGCAAGTCCGCCGCTTGCGTGAGCTCGCGTTCGGTTTCAGTGTCCGCGCTGGCCATGCACAGCTGCGTGATGCGTTGGCGTTGCGCCGCGGGTATGTCGCCATTGAGCCATTGGTGCGTGTAGCCAGTGTGGCCGGCAGCGTGCAGGATGAGGGATTCCCAAACCCACGCAGGGACTGCCATCGGGTCCCCGTAAGCGCCCAGCCGCACCATGCGGCCACGCGCTGCCTCGCGCGCTTGGTCAAGAGATTCCAGGTATCGGCCGCGCTTGAACGCAGCGTAAACGCTGCGCGGGCCTTGCCACACCTGCACATAGCAGCTGCCACCTAGCAAGGGGCGATGCTTGCAATCCCCGCACACCGAAGCATCGGCGCCCGACGCGAGCGCATCGGTGGGCGCTACGTCAGCGCGCAGGATGTAGGTTTGCACCATGTCGCCCGTTTTTGCGTTGGCGGATTTGCCAGTGATGGCGATTGCGATGATGGGCGCGCCATCAAGTAGCGAAGGCCCGCGGTAGAGAATGAATCCAGGCATGGCTAAGCCCCTTCACGAAGCTTGACGGCTAGCGAGGTTGGCGCAGTCCACCCCCGGCTAGTGCGCTCAGCGACTTGCCACTTTCCACCAAAGAAAAGATAGAGATATTCGGCCCAGCATTTTGTTGCCCGCGCTTTCACCCCTTTGATTGTTGCGTCATATCTTGGCGCGGTGTCCGCTTCACCTCGATCGCGCCCATACGCAACAGTTACCCCTTTTGCGCGATTTTCGTACGAGTGATGCTGCCCCGGTGCGGGGGCGAGGTTTTCATCAAGGCACGACAAATCCCCGAGGGCAATCAAGGCAGTCACTTTTTCAGGGGTTGCGTAATGCGTTGCGAGCATTTGGCCGACACCTTCGGGGGAGCCGTCGAAGTGGCAATAGATCGAGGTGTATTGATCTTTGCCGCGGATTGCGATGAGTGAACGGGTTGACATGGTATTGCCTCACAAAATGGGGGTTGAAAGTTGGCGACATTCGTCGACGAATTGTGGGTAGCCCTCGGCCACCTTGCGCATTGACGTCCAATGGTTGGCGCCACCGCAATAGTCTTTGCGGCCGGCGCAGCTGCGATAGAGGATAGAAACTCCGCCTTTGCCAACGCAGGATTCCAGGACTTGCACATAGAGGGATTCGCTGTGCAGCGTCACCTCGCCCGAGACTGCGGGCCCGGCTTTGTTCGAACGAATTTCGAAACTCGAAAGGGGCAGCTGCAAGTCAGCGGCAAGGCGCTTGAGAAAAGCACGCCCGCTGGTGTGCATCGAAAGCTTGCAGGTAAGCGCACGATCGGTGTAGCCGTTGATGCCCTCGGGCAGCATGGCCAAGCGTTGCATGGGGGTTGTCATGATGCGGGGCTTTCGGTGTATATGCGAGCAAAGGCTATGGCGCGTATACGTGCGTATTCGGCCCAAGCCGGTTTGCGCACGCGCGCGTACTTGGCCCAAGCCGGCGTTGTGCGTCTGCGTACATACGTGTCCCAAGCCGGGATGCATACGTCCGCGTACCTGGCCCAAGCTGCTCTGCGCACGCGTGTATACTCGGCGCAAGCCACCGCAGAAAGTAAGTTCGCTGCAGCCCAATCCCAATCGAATGTTTCTGCGTGTGCAGCGCAAAGGGTTTCAGAGACATCAACGGCTGTGCCGAATAGGGCTTTGAACTTAGCGCGAGATTCAGCACAAGCACTTCGGGCTTTGAGGGTTTGGAGGGTAAGGCTTTTCATTTGTCGGCCCCTTCGGCGACATCGCACGCCGCGATCCACAACAGGCGTTGCTGATTTTGGGCATGGTCCCTCAGTTCGGTATCGGTCCAAGCTCCGTATTCGCGGGGCTCAGCGCGCAACAAGCTGGGTTCGACGCAGAACAATTGCCGGCGCATCATCGGGCGTCGGCTCAGCGCGAGCACCGCGGCATCGGCGTTGCCCGGCCGCGCGATCGCGAGGGCATCCTTGACGGGTATGCCAAGTTCGATGCGGCCGGAGCCGCAAATCCAGAATTTGGTATGCATGATGTGGTTTCCTTTGGGTGTGGCGTTAATCGTCGCTGGCGTCATCGTCGTCGCTGGCGTCATCGTCGTCGCTGGCGTCATCGTCGCTGGCGTCGTCATCGTCGAAAAATTCATTGCAGTGGCACATGTCGGCCACGTCATCTTCGGACATGTATTTGACGCAACCCATGATGACAGTGTCGCGATCGAGCATGCCTTCTTCAATAAGTTCAAGTAGCCGGTTTGTGGCTTCGCGTGTCATGGCGTGTGCTTTCAGTGTTGAGGGTTGACGCTGCCAAAGGAAGCGGGCAGCTGCGAACTATGCAGCGATTCCCGTGCCAGACCCCAAAAGCGCGAAAAGCCGCAGCAAAGTGACGCTTCGCGGCACGCAGCCTGCCCAAAAAGGTCAACAAGTGACACTTCGCGGCAAAAAAGACACGTCTTGTAACCCTTAATGGTTATGACTCATAATGGTTATGACTCATAACCATTTTCGCTGCCAACGCACCCCGTCGCGTCCCCTTTCCAGGAATCCACGGGAGCAACTATTGCAACGATGCGAGCAATCACTCACAATGGAGCCCATGACAACCCTGCAACGACTCGAATCGGACAGTCCGCACGTCGCGGGCATCCTATTTACGTTTCCAAGTGGCACATCGAAGCAAATCACTTGGGAAGCGGAGCAACCCATCACACCGACACTGGACGCAGCGAAGCGCTACGCGGCCGTGATGCTTGATGCGATCATGAAAGAAGGTCGCGTCGACGATGCTGAGCGCACAAACTGGGCTAGCTGCACTGCAGCGATTCAGAAACTCATTCAGGAATTCAACGATGCGCTTATCGCGGATGCGGGCTTTCGACGCGCAGCTGCCCCCACGCTGGAGCATTGAGGGTGAAGTCGCAAAAGCGATGTCTGCGGGCCTCAACTCTTGGCAGGCGGCCAAGCTTGTCGGCGTGCCGCAAGCCACGGCTATGGGCTTTGCACGTGCCAATGCGGAGAGAATCAAGGCGATGAAACGCGAAGCTTTGAAATTGGCGGATATCACGCCCGAGAAAACGCTGCTAGAGCTCGGCCGCGTCGCGTTCAGCGACATTCGCGGGCTGTATGACGCGAAGGGCGAACTATTGAGCCCAGCGCAACTATCGGATGACGAAGCCGCGACAGTGGCAAGCTTCGAAGATGAGATTCACTTCGAGGGGCGAGGTGACGACAAGACACCTGTTCGCGTGCGCAAGGTGAAGCGTGCAGACAAGCTTGCAGCGCTGGGCATCTTGGCACGGCATCACAAGATCATCGGCGAAGTAGGCGATGGCGTTAGCGCGCTGGCGTCGGCGCTTGCCGATCGGCTCAATGCAACCCGGCCGCCAGTGGCCATCGTGGAAGAGGTGAAAGATGAAAGCCTTATCGACATCGCATCCTAATTACACAGACCAGCAAGCGCGTTTCAGGGCGCAGGCGACGGGTATTGGCCAGAGCTTGAGTGCTAGCGCAGCGACGGGTGGAAGTAGGGCCCAAGCGGTTGCTGATGCCCCCGGGAGCACCGCCACAGCAAAAGAGGGTTACCCCCCTCCGATGGCGGCGACCCTCGGCTGGCCGATCGCCCCTTTGATCACGCAACGTCGGAAGCTCTAACCTGAAATTTTTTGCTGGTAATTTTTCACAAATTTCCAGCATTAAATTCTAGCTTTTGCTTCATAACCACCTTGCTCCACAAGTACGCACTGTGGTTCTCGCTCTCACGCTCATCGTGCTCGCACTCGTGGCCTTCATCCATGGAACGGCGAAGCTTCTCACCCTGCTGATCACGCGCTGAAACATGCGCGTCATCGATACGAAACTCGACCAGATGCTGGCCGTACCGGTGCCAGCCGCGCAGATCCGCCGCGCGCAATTCGCCGGCACGCCCATTGCACAGATGATGGACGAGCTTGCCTCGTTCAAATACGACCCGCTGGGCTTCGTCATGTGGGCCTTCCCTTGGGGCAAACCCCACGAAGGCCTCGAGGACGAGACGGGGCCGGAGCAGTGGCAGCGCGATCACCTCACCACCATCGGCGAGCAGATCCGCGCCGGTGGCGATCTCGGCTGCGTCATCCGCGAAGCAGTGAGCGCCGGCCACGGCGTGGGCAAGTCAGCCGTGGTCTCGTGGCTGATCCTGTGGGCTGTCTCGACGTATGCCGACACGCGCGGCGTCATCACGGCCAACACAGACGGCCAGCTGCGCACGAAGACATGGGCCGAGCTCTCGAAGTGGTACCAGGTCTTCAAGGCGCGCGAGTTCTTCACGCTCACCGCCACGGCCCTCTTCATCGCCAACGACACCGTGCGCGCGAAGGGTTGGCGCATCGACCAGATCCCGTGGTCCAAAGAGAACTCGGAAGCCTTTGCCGGCTTGCACAACAAAGGCAAGCGACTGCTACTGATCTTCGACGAGGCCGCAGGTATCGATGACGTCATCTTCGAAAAGGCCGACGGCGCGCTGACCGACGAGAAGACGCAGATCATCTGGTGCGTCTACGGCAACCCAACACGCACGACCGGTCGCTTCCACCATGCCTGCACGCACCCCAAGTCGCGCTTCCGCTACCGGCGTGTCGACGCGCGCACAGTGCGCTTCACCAACAAGACCGAGATCAATGGCTGGATCGACGACTACGGCGAGGACTCCGACTACGTCCGCGTCAAGGTCAAAGGGCAGTTCCCGCGGGCGGGCTTCGCCAACTTCATCAGCCCCGAACTCGTGTTCCAGGCACGGCGCCGTAGGCTCGAGGAGCGCAGCTACCAGGCGTACCCGAAGGTCATGGCCGTGGACCCGGCGCGCTTCGGTGACGACTTCAGCGTGATCACCGTCCGGCAAGGCCTGAAGGTCCTGGCGCAGATCGCGCTGTCGGGCTTCGATGGCCCTAACCTGGCCTCACGCATCTTCGACCTCACGCGCCAGCAGGGGCCGTTCTCGTGCATCGTGTACGACGCCGTCGGCAACGGCGCCGACCTGGACTCCAGCCTCAAGCGCGTCCCCAACCTGGGCGTGCCGCTGATGCCGGTGACGTGGGGCGACCCGGCGAAGAACGACAAGGAATACTTCAACCAGCGCTCGGAGGCATGGGGCAAGATGCGCACGTGGCTCGAGCACGGCCAGATCCCCGACGATGACATGCTGGCTGACGAGCTCACCAGCCTGGACTTCGGCAATGATGCGCGCTTCCGCATCCAGCTGCAGTCCAAGAAGGACTGCAAGAAGAACGGCGGCAAGTCGCCAGACCGTGCCGATAGCCTCGCGTTGACCATGCTGCCCGAGCTCATCGACCGCAAGCTCACCAACGCGAAGGTGAGGCCGGTGAAACGCCGACTGGTCATCTGGTCACAGGTGCACTAGGAGACCTCATGGCCGACATCCACCTCCTGCGAGCAGAGACACCAGCGGAAGCCACGGTGCCACAGTTGCTCAACGTGCCTAAGTTGCTGCGCGACCTGGCGGACAGAATTGATGCGGGGGACCACGGCATTCGCGAGGCGAAGGCAGAGTTCGGTGAGGACATCGTGCTGCGCATCGCGCTAGTGATGCGCGTCACCGGCCGTGAGCCCCTCGTCTTCGGCTTCGGCGATGCTCCACCCTCGGTGGTCTACATGGACCTGCATGCTGGCGCGCAAGAACTGATGGCCATGCGGCACCCTGAACGTTGACTAGCTAGCACTCACTTCTTTCGGTACACTATCGCGCCATGGCTGTCAATCCGATGGTGAGGCAACTCGGGCTGGCCGATCTCCTGAAGCGAGATGCGGCGGCAGCGCCGCCTCCACAGAACATCAACGAAGAAGCCATGTCGGCGCTGGCCGGCCATGTGCGCAAGGCCTGGCAGAAGAACAAGCTCGGCAAGGAACGCATCAGTCTGCGCCTGCTGGCCTGCCTGCGCGCTCGCCGCGGTGTCTACAGCCCACAGGAAATTGCGGCCCTGCAAGACGACGGCAAGGGTGGCGGCAACATGGTCTGGGCGCCGCTGACCGAAGTCAAGTGCCGCGCAGCATCGGCCTGGGTACGCGAGATCGTGCTGCCTGCCGGCGAGCAGCCGTGGGGGCTCGAGACGACGCCCATCCCCGATCTGCCCATGCCGCTGAAGCAAGCGGTGGTCAAGAAGGCGTTGGCGCAGGCGCAGCAGGTCATGCAGCAGACGGCACAGGCCGGCGGTGGGGTCATGGACCCCGAAGACTTCCGCTCGCTGGCGCGTGACCTCGGCGAGAAGCTGCGCGACGACACGGAGAAAACGTACAAGAAGATCGCCGACACGCGCGCCAAGCGCATGGAGAAGAAGATCGCTGACCGGCTGGCTGAAGGGGGCTACGCCGAGGCCATGGACGGCTTCGTGGAGGATTTCAGCACCTACCCCGCCGCCATCCTCAAGGGGCCCGTCTACACGCGCCACAAGACGCTCTCCTGGGGTCCTGGCTTCCAGCCGCAAGTGGCGAACAACCCCGTCCAGACCTGGATGCGCGTGTCGCCCTTCGATACCTACCCGGCGATCGGCTCGCAAGACTGCCAGGTGGGCGACTTCATCGAGCGTGTGCGCTTCCGCCGGCCCGACCTGTATGACCTGAAGGGCATGCCGGGGTACAAGGACGAGGAGATCGACAAGGCCTTGCGCGACTACAGCAACGGCCACCTCGAGGGTTGGCTTTGGACCGAGGCCGAGCGCAACCGGCTTGAGCAGGAGACCATGTACCTGTGGCTGTCGCCGCCAGGCATGATCGATGCGCTCAACTACTGGGGCTCGGTGCCCGGCTGGAAGCTCATGTCCTGGGGCGTCAAAGGCAAGAAGGGTGAGATGCTCGAGGAAACGCGCGACTACGAGTGCAATGTGCTGCTGTGCGGGCACTACGTGCTCTACGCTGCCCTCAACCCCCATCCCCTCGACCGGCGCCCCTACCACAAGGCCTGTTACGATGACGTGCCTGGTGCCTTCTGGGGCCGCGACATTCCGAATCTGGCGGCCACACCGCAAAAGATGTGCAACGCGCTTGCCTGCGCGTTGGCCGACAACATCTCGATCGCATCGGGGCCGCAGGTCTGGGTGCACACCGATCGCTTGGCCGACGGCGAGCAGTCGCTGGAGGTGTTTCCGTGGCGTGTGTGGCAACTCAAGAGCGATCCGACGCAGGGTGTCAACCCCGGCATCGGTTTCCAGCAAGTCGACGATCGCTCAGCGAACCTGATGGCCACCTACGAGAAGTGGGAGCTTCGCGCCGATGACGCCACCGGCATTCCGCGCTACACCTACGGCAATGAGCGCGCTGGTGGCAGCGCAGATACGGCCACGGGCCTGTCCATGCTGATGAACAACGCTGCCAAGGGCCTGCGCCGCGGCATCGGCAGCATCGATGCTGGCGTGATCGGGCCGACGATCTTCGATACCTTCGTCAACGAGATGCTCTACAACACCGACGAGAGCATCAAGGGTGATTGCGTCGTTGTTCCACGTGGAGCAAGTGCGATTCTGATCAAAGAATCGGCGCAGCAGCGTCGCATGCAGTTCCTTGGCATGACCGGCAACCCGATCGACATGCAGATCATCGGGCTCGAGGGTCGTGCATCGTTGCTGCGTGAGACAGCGGCCGCGATGGAGCTCCCCGTCGATGAAGTTGTGCCCAGCGATGACGTCATCAAACAGAAGCAAGCGCAGGATGCACAGGCGCAACAGGACCAACAGCAAGCGCAACTCCAGATGCAGCAGAAGGCCACGCAGGACCAGCAGAACATGCAGGCGCAACTTGAGCAACAGAAGGCGCAAGCGCTAACTGATCGCGAAGCTCAGAAAGCGCAGATGAGTATGATTGGTGACATCGTGAAGCAAGCCGTGGCGCACGCGATGGAGAAGAAAAAGCCCGGCTCAATCAAGTACCAGCATGACGAGAAAGGCAATCTCGTCGGCGCTATTGCAGAGTGAAACCCAAGCAGGAGCACACCATGGGACAGAGCATTGGCTACGAAGTACGCGACCCCGTCACTGGCCAGCAATGGGAGGTGGTCGAGAAGACTCTCCCTGGCGGTTTCAGGATGGTGGCCACAGTCGATCGGCCGAACGGCGACATCTACGACCTTGGCCAGAATGCCGAGGGCAAGTTCGCGCTCTTCCGTCGGCTGACGGATCCCTTTTCTTTCTACTCGCACGGCAAGGCCGAGCGACTGTCGGACATTGACGTGGCGGGTTTCGGGCTGCTACGCGCCGTGTGTTTTGAGCCACCCGAAGGCATCGAAGAGCAAGGCGAGTATTCCTCGCTGTGCACGTCTCATCTCATTCACACAGGAGCCTAATCATGGCCGTTTTCACCTTTCGCAAAGCCGGTGCGGCCATCGCGGTCGACACCGGTACCGTCACCTTCCTGTCGGCCAAGCCGGCGACGAACCGTGCCCTCCGTATTCAGGAACTGTCCGCCTCGGGTCTCGGCACTGCTTCGGCAGCCAACGAGTTCCAGGTTGCTCCTGGCGATGCCGGCACCGGTGCGCTGACCAACATCGCGCCGTTCCCGATCAATCCGATCTCCACGGCGGCCGCGGGCTTCACCGCAGGCACGACCTACGCGACAGCCATCCCGACCGTCAATGCGCAGGCCGGCATCGCCTTCGGAGTCAACGCGAACGGTGGCACGTACCGCTGGCTGGCGAAGACCAACTTCGAGTTGTTCGCTTCGCAAGGGGTCACCGGCTACTTGTCGATGAACTGGAAAGTCATCTCCGGTACATCGACCATTGCCGGCCACATGATCATCGAGGAACTGTGATCTGAGCAGCCCCTGAGCCTTCCACAAGAAGGCTTGGGGCGGCAGCACACTCAACTCGAGCAGGGTCTACCCATGTCGCTCTACCTGAACGGCACGACGCAAAGCATCTCGATCGTCACTGGTACGGCCGGTGACATCGAGGTGAACATGTCGTACCTGGATGCGCCGGCACCGATCACGCCGACTAGCAACTTCACGCCAGGCCCGACGACGCAGCTGGCGAATATCACGACGGCGACGACGACAGTGAACTACCCGGCCGCGCCGGGGGCGAACACTGTCCGCAACATCCTGCACTACTCGGTGTTCAACAACGCCGCAGCATCGAATGCCATCGAGATCAAACTCGTCGACAGCGGGGGTTCAACCAACGAGGAGTGGAAGGGCACACTGCAAGCCGGCGAGTCCGTCAAGCTCGACGACAACGGTGACTGGGTTGTCTACACGAGCGATGGTATCCAGAAGTTGCCGAGTGGTCCTGTCGACGTCCAGGTCTTCACTGCGACAGGTGCAGGTGTATGGACCAAACCAACAGGTTTCACCCCAAAGACCGTTCAGGTCGTGATGTGGGGTGGTGGTGGAGGTGGTGGCGCGGGAGCATCTCTTGCCTCTGCCACCGTCGCGAAAGGTGGTGCGGGGGGTGGTGGCGGCGCGTACAACCAGCGCGTTTTCCAAGCTTCCGATCTTGGTTCTACTGAGAACTTGAATGTCGGTACTGGAGGAACGGCCGGTGCAAAAGGCATAGCGGGAGCAGCTGGGGGTGATGGTGGTGTTGGTGGCACCACGACTTTCGGTACGACCACACGCTTGTCTGCCTTCGGTGGTGGGGGTGGCCGCGGTGGTGCGATTTCTGCTGCTGTTTCAGGTGGTGGCGGCGGGGGTGGAGCATCGAGTGCTGGTGGCACCGGCACGACAGCCGCCGGTGCTCCAGGCGGCCCAGCGCCGCATGCTACCGCGGCCACAGGCACACAGAATTCTGTTGGGAGTGAAGGTGCTATCGGGACTGTTGCTGTCCCCACGACCAACCAATGCTGCGCAGAATATGGTGGAGGTGGGGGTGGCGGAAGTGCTTCCACACCCGTGGCAGCGAGCATCGGTGCGAGTTCGTTCTGGGGTGGTGGCGGTGGCGGCAGCGGAGGGCATCACTCCTCTGCCCCTGCGATCATCGCCGGGGGTGCCGGTGGAGCTTCAAATAGCTGGACAGTAGGCGGCGGTGGTGCGGTCGGAACCGACGGCGCTGCGCCGACAGCAGGCACACCAGGAGCAGCTGGTGACTCAGGCCGTGGTGGCGCTGGTGGCGGTGGTGGTGGCACAACAATCACTGCGGCGACCAACGGCGGTGATGGTGGCCAGGGTGGCGCACAAGGCGGTGGTGGTGGCGGCGGTGGCGTCGGCAACAACGCTGGTTTGGGTGGAAACGGTGGTGCTGGCGGACGAGGAGCCATCTACGTCTACACCTGGTAACTACGGGTAGAAACCTGCTGGAGATATGCGGTGAGTGTGATCCGTACTTTGCCGCAAACCACGATTCCGGTAGGACCCGGCAGCACAGGAGCTATCGTGATCGGTGACACGATCACGCAACTCGTACCCGCCATTCTCATGGTGGGTTGGCCAGGCACCAACCAGAAAATCGGTGACTTCCGTATTGATTGGGGTCTCGATGGTGTGAACTGGAACACCATCATGTCGACAGATGTGTTTGACACACCGACACCCGCGCACAACACCGTTCCCGCCAACACGATCAAGTTCGCATGCACCATCCCGCCAGGAAGTGGGCGGCGCATTCAAGTAGCTTGGAACTTCTCACAGTCTCGAGTCATCTCGGGGACGGTCGAGGCGAACTGACGTGTCTGCCTTTGTTGCTGAGTACGACACCGGCGTATCTGCGTCGGGCACGACGATCACGCTGTCGATAACGCTCGCTGATCACGAGACGGTAGTTGTTTGGTACACCTACCACGATGCTGCAGGGAACTCTCTTGGGAAGACAGTGTTCGGCGATGGCACGAACACTTATAGCTTCATCAACGAGTACACCGATGCCAATGCTTTTGACTACGAAGGGCACTACAAAGCAGACAACGTTGTTGGTGGAAACTACACCTTCACCTTCCAACTGAGCGGTGCTGCGACCTTCCGTGGTCTCTCCGTCCGCCGCTTCACTGGTCTTGCTTCAGGTGCGGTGCAAGCCGAGACCTTCAATGCCCAGGTTTCCCCAGGCACTGGGGTAGACGCCGTAACGTCGACGAACGTCACTCCGACATCGCAACCCGCGCGATTGATCGGCATGGCGATGAACTTCTCGAGCAACACCTTGTCGTCGGGCACAGGTTTTGCGGATGAAGGCCGCGCCACGAACATGGATGCGGCGCTGGGAAACCAGTCACGCAACCAAGACAAACGCGTCACAGGACTTGCTGCACTTGCTTCAACGATGACGTTGGCGGTGGGCACTGGTGACACCAGGTCCTTGGTGATGTTGATCTCGGAGACGCCAACGCCTCCTGCAGTCAACTACAAATTCAAGCGACAGCGCAAGAACAATCAACATCAATCCTCGCAGTCAATGTGGCGGCAGCGTGGTTGGTGGAACGAGAACACGCAAGGCGCAGGTTGGTTCAGCGGCACGCTCATCCGTCCGACAGCCGAAGCAATGCCGGTATCTGTGGAGGACGGATCACAGCAACCGGAAGAACGTCTCGATGAGATCGAGCCGACAGAGTTCTACGCAGACCACAACACACCGAACCGTGCTGACTTTGTCGAAGCACCGGTCTTCATTGCGCTTCCTGAAAGCTTCGAGTGGGAAGACCCTGATGTCGATGGAGCACTGTACCCCGACCACTGGTCACAAGCACCGCCGATAGACGACAACGACGTTGCAACGTCGCGGTTTGAAGATGCGCAGGGGCAACTGGAGTACGAAGAGGAAGACTTCGGCTTTCAGGATGTCCCTGCACCCACTTCTGCTGAAGACATCATCTCTGTCGAACTCGCGCAACCCGAAGAGGATGAAGATGCCGAGGGCTTCGCCGACAAGCCCCTCCAGGAAGACGATCAGGGTGCTCAGGAGATCGCGCAGCCCGAGGACGTTGAGGACGTAGAGGGCTTCTCGGATGAGCCTCGTCCTGAAGACTCTCCACAACTCGCGCTGATCGAAGACGCTTCGACGCAGCCCGAGTACGAAGACGAGCCGGCAGAAGGCTTCTCCGACGATCCTCGCCCGGCCGATGTGCAAGAGCCCTTGGCGCTACCCGAGCTCGCACAGCCCGAGGAGGATGAGGATGCCGAGGGCTTCGCCGACAAGCCCCTCCAGGAAGACGATCAGGGTGCTCAGGAGATCGCGCAGCCCGAGGACGTTGAGGACGTAGAGGGCTTCTCGGATGAGCCTCGTCC